ACATTTGCCAAGATGCGATTACGCATTTCGGGTGTTACTGCTTCACGAAGATATTGCTTAAAACTTAGCATTAAAGAGTCTTAAAGAAATTCTCAAACAGTGTCAATGCTTTCTTTTCCATGTTCTTACTGGAAGTCTTACGAATTATTTTCTTTGCTTCCATAAGATCACGCTCTAACCAAGAACCATTGTTCCAAATCCATTCCTTGCCTTCCATGATGCCATTTACGAAAGCACCGGGAGCAGATGGATCTGCAACAATGTCAACAGCGGAAAGCATGAGATCTGGTTGAACGATCTTTTTACCGTTTTGCTCAACAAGAGAACCCATTGCTCTTGAACTAACGCCTAGTTTTGCACCTTCGCGGATTAGTTCAGCAGCAATCTTACCCATTGGGGTGCTTTCCATAATCTTGGCTTTTCCATAAACTTTGTTTCCACGGAATTCAAGCATTACGATTCTGTGACTGACACGATCAAGATTGATGGTTGGACCTGTTGGATGTCCGAGTTCACCGAAAGCACGGTTGCAATCAACAAATTCGTTGATGTATCTTCCTACTTCTTTGTTTAAAGTATTAAGAGGATAGACTCTACCGTTTCGGTTGCATTCCTCGGCAACCATGAATACACCTTCGATGAACAGATTCTTTTTGTCATCTGTTCCTTCGGTGATGTATCGAATATCTTCTACTGTTTCGGTTATTAACTTCATTATTTCTTCTTTCTCTTAGCCATTGCAGCCTTGATGGCTTTGCTTCGGGAACCTTTCCACTCATCGGTGGATGATTCGATCTTACCATCTCCATCATAATCCTTATTGGCTTTCTTTGCTTCGCTCAAACCAGTGTTACGAAATGCCTTTTTATTCATATCTTCTGCATTGTTATCTTCGTAGCAGTCACCTTCGCAGTCAGTTCCGCCCTCGTATTCGTATGGTGAGTTTCCACCAATACCACCCTCGTATTCCATGTCTTCTTCGTCGTCAGACTCTTCATCTTCTGATTCTTCTTCGTCGGATTCCTCTTCCTCTGACTCTTCTTCCTCTGACTCTTCTTTGTGCTTCTTGGCTTCCATCATCTCTTCGACTTCTAGGCGAAGATCATTGGTGTCGTCAGCAGTTTCCTCTGACTCTTCGGTGTTTTCATCAAGGAAAGTTTCTGGAGCATACTCTTCAAACTTTTGTTGAAGTCTCTCAGAGAGTTTTTGCATGAGAAGTTCCGTAGCAATCTTCTTTGATTCTACGATGTTTTCTGAAATTACGCTCTTGATTAGGTTATTTGTGTCCATTTTTTGCTCCGTAAATTCTTTCCGCAGTTTTCACTGCTTTTTTGAAACCGTGATCAGATTCCAATATGAGGTTTATTAGTTTATCCTTATGTGAACTATTTAGAGAATTGTATAGTTCGGCTAAGTATTTAGCCATTTTTGGTGTTATCTCTAACTGAGAACCATCCTTAGCAGTCATCCAATTAGTTGTATTATTGTTTATTGCATTGTTGAATTCTGCAATAGGCATATACTGGGGTTTTACTTGTTTCTGTATTTGAACAGGAACTGATTTTACCTTTGGTTCTAATGTGATGCTTTCAAACAGTTTTTCAGAAGCATCGATGTATTTTTTAGCCATCTCTTCTGCTATTCTGTCAGAAATAACAGAGAACAATTGTTCTTTAAACAATTCCCTGTCATTCTTGATTAGTGCTTCAAATTCTTTCCTAATGCTCATTGTGGTGGTTGACCTTCTTGTGGTTGTGGTTGAATACCAAGAGCCATCATTTGCTGTTGTTGTTCTACTTCCTTGATCAATGCTTCTTGTTGTTCCTTGGCAATCTGAGCGTTGATTTCGATCATTTCTTCATCGGTTTGCTTTAGAATATTCTTACGGATATATTCTTCTGAATAAAACTTACCAACAAAGTTGCTTAGGGTGTTCAACATATCAATACGATCACGAAGAATGTCATTTTCTTTTAGTTCATTGAAGTACGAATCTTTGTTGAACTTAAAGGTAATATCTTGGGCAATCTTATTCCATTCATCCTCTGTCATAATTCCCTTAAGAATAACTTGAGTCTTAAGGAGGTCTGTGAGGAATGCAGCGAATCTCAAGCGAAGTCTTTCTATGAACTTATAGAACTTAACTTCATCTCTGGTGATTTCAGCAGATCTACCCATGTTGAATCCGTTTTCTGATTCAAGACGAGAGATTGGAACATTGAGTGCGCGGTAGAGTTTCTTTTGTAGATAAAGAACATCTTCCATCTCTCCGAGGTTTTGACCACCATCGAGAGTTGTGATTTCTGTTCCTCTACCACCTTCTCTTCGTGGCATCCAGAAATCCTCAAGCATGTGCTGATGGTTTCTGTCGTCACGGATTTGACCAGTGGCTGAATCGTAAGTAATCTTGTTACGATATCGATTCATAATATCACGGAGATATTGTTCAGCCTTCTGCTTTGGAAGATTACCAACATCGACATAGAAAATTCTACGCTCTGGTGCGCGAGAAATACGGTAGATGACTACAGCATCTTCGATTTGACGCAACATGTTCAGAGGACGAATTGCTTTTTGTAGATAACCAATTACTCTCTTGGTTACTGAATCGACAGTACCGGAGTGACAGTAAGTAATGCTATCGATTGTAAACTTATAGCCAGATGGAGTCGTTGGATAAAGAGCCTCTTTATCTGTATCTGCATAGACATAATATTCTTCGATTTTCTTTACGAATGGAATGATTTGTCCACCAGAAACTCTGGCTCTATCCTTTTCAATCTTTCTTACCTTTTTGATCTTAATTGGATCAACGGGAATAAGAGAAACCAATCCCTTAGCAGGATTTTCTTTATCGATTTCTTTGTAGTAATAGATCTTGCTGTCGATATACCATCTTCTGAAAATTTCATGACACCGATTGGTAAAGTCAAGAAGTTTTAGAATATGATTGTATTCGTAGTAGATCTTAGTCTTGATTGTGTCTGGAAGATTGACATAATCCAAATTTAACTTAATTGGTTTTCTGTCTTCGCCCATCACAATACTTTCATTGACAATATCTTCGATGGCTGAATCCACTTCTGGATGGAGAGCCATACCGCGATACTGCCCAATGAGTTGATTCTCATCTCTAATAGAACCGGAGAAGTCGATGGATGTACCAAAGACTCCTCCGGCTTCAAATGTATAGGTTCCATCGTATGGCTCAGGAGTTACCGGAATCTGACTTGATTCTAGATTCTTTGTCTCCTGATCGTTCTTCTTACCAAAACTAAAACCAAAGATATCAAACGCCATAATATAGGAACCTTTTTGTTAGATGAGATTAAACTACGCCAACTGCTTCGTATTGGAAATGTGTATACGCGATTTGTAACTGGAATTGCACCAACTGATTGGCTGCTCCCATGTCTAACTGAACAGGACCAACTTGAACTGGCCATGCATTCTTCAGATATACTTTTCTAATGCTTGTATCTGATGCATGATCTAAATGCTCAACAGTCAAATCTATGCAGAAGTTTGTTTTCTGTGATCTGTCTGCTGCGACATTGGTTTCGTGATCGTTAAACTTTTGAGACCATTCGTGATAAGCAAACCAAGTATCATTTCCGCCAGTATCATCTAGAACAGTTACTGTCCATTCGTTATATGTTCTATCGCCTGGGAACTTATACATTCTTCCACGGAAAGGAATTGGAATTATTCCAACTATACTTTCTGGTAGTGTTGCTGCGACGCAGTGAGTCTCTACGAACAAACCATTTACAGCAGTTCCTGTTGGATCTGTTGCGGTGATTCTGAAACGGTTTGGTCTAGTACCGCCATTGAAGGCTGATATAAAGTTTCCTATTGAGTGAATTGACATATTATTCTCCTATGTGTTACTTTTTATTAGAGTTGTGCGTCAGTATTTAGGTTAGTAATGGTAACCTTCACATAGTTAATAGACTTAGCTGGTTTGATGTAAATGTCTGCTACGAATTGATTTGAATCCAAGATTGCTGCTGGATTGTTTGATTCATCACAGACTACCTTGAAATCATATAGACCTCTGCCATCTTTGATGTTTTGTAGGAATCCGGTTGCTGCATTTGCGAACAATGAACGCGTAGTTGCATCATTTATTTCAAATAGTACGGCGTTTGCAGTTTTTCCTAGAGTCTTCTTGATGTAGTTAATCAAACGAACGACATTTACGCGAGTTAGTGAAGAAGTTGCGGTTCCTTCTTGGGTGATATCACCAAACAGATAGATGCCATCACCAGCAATACCAATTACGGAATTGATTTTGCTGTTGTATAGGTTGTCTTGTTCAGTTGCAGTTGGGTTCTTGATTAACCGAACAGTGTTGAGGATTCTTCCTCTACGAGTTCCTGCTGGTGAGAACCAGCGTTGTGAATCTCTGTCAGTTCTAACGAAGCATCCTGCTGCATCGCTGGCTAGTGGTATGGTAACATAATTTGTTTCACCAGTGTTAGATATACCCAACATAACCTTTTCACCACCAACTGCGAATAACTTATTATCAGCATTGCTTAGTGCTGGATATGCAGTTGGAGTACTTGGAACAGTAGAACCACCAGTATAACCATCATAAGTTACACCAACAATTCCAATGATATCATCTCTATATGAAGTTATATTCGATACTGCTGTATAATGTGTGCCTATTGCCTGTGAAGTAAACATTGAATCTAGTGCAATGCTTGCATCATAGAAAGTCGCTGCGGTTTCTGCAATCTTGAGAACACCACCGTAAGTGAGATAATTATATGCAGAGTACCAATCAGTTGCCCATGAACCAGTTGGTCCAGAACCAGTAACACCACCGAAAGTTGTTCCGTTTAGTTTTGCTATCCAGTCACCTAAAGTTTCTACTGTCATATAGTCAACTTGCTTATCAGCAGTTACACCAAATAGGTCTACTAGAGATGGGCTTGTTAGACTAACCATACCGGAGATGTGGGCGCCTTGCGCCTCAGATCCAGCCACAACGAATGAATTATCTACTACTGATACTGTTACTTTTGGTCTTGTTGGCATGTTTTGCTCCTAGAGATGTCTTACTCTAGGGGTATTTATTGATTTGGTTATTTCAGTCCTTCGGCATTCCAGACATCGGTTCCGTCTGAAAATGACTTCATATCATCTTCATCATATGAGGAAATAAAGCCAAATGGTGCTAAATCTTCCTCAAGTTGTTTAATTTCATTTTGAAATAGCGCCATTCTGGTGTCTAGATTGGTTAGTTCCTTGAAATATGGTTGTCGTGACAACCAAGCAAATAGAACCAACGACATAACCAAGTCATCATTGTGTCCCTCTTCAGCAGAATAAGTTTGTGCTTTACTGACGAACGACATCAATTCTGTTAGGATTTCGTAGTCTTCTAGGATCAATTTGTCTTGTTCTATCATGTTTTTGAGAACAGAGCATCCAAGTCTTTTTACCTGTGAAGTAGTTCTGACACCAAAAACACTCTCTCCTTTACCAAATCCACCACTTACCACTTGTCCCTTTCGTCCCTTCATGCTAGACATGAGAACATGCTCATACTCTAATTCGCTGTGAAGAATGTCCGCAACTTGACCACCGATGTCGTTGATTTCAATGAAAACATAGGCTTTATTATACTTGTATCCTGTTTTTTCAATGACGGTTGGATATACCATAGGAGATATTAAATTATTCCTAAACTTACACACTAATCGATATGGAGAACTTGTTGCATCGATTACTGTAAATGCACTGTAGTCTTTTCCTTGTCCTCTTGCAGTATCTACTGCAATGAAATACAAGTGATCATCCTTTGGTTCTTCATAAACAGTCAAACCATCTTTAGTTGTATAAATTGGTTCTTTCCACGCCATTGCATTCAATTTAGCAGTGGAGATCAAAGTATTAGATGAACCCAAGAAGTTACATTCAAACTCAGATTCGAATTGCTTCTCAGATGTCTGCTTGATCATCTCCTCTTTCCACTTCTGATCCCGGAGTTTACCACCAGCAGTAGATGGAACCTGCGACCAGTGAACCTCTATGGGAACATATTCATTCTTTCCAGACTCTCCGGGTTTCTTCGTAGCGCCCTTCCAGAGTTTGTAGAACATGTTTAGACCATTTGGAGTAGAGATCAACAATACCTTTGTACTCAAACCAGAGGTAATGGTTGGGAACACGGAACTAAAGAATTCTTCTGCGATGTTCTGAGGAACGAATGCAAACTCGTCAAGAAACAGAAGGTTGAAAGATCCACCACGGACAGCAGATGCTGATGTGGAGGATGCTAGGATCTTAGAACCATTCTCAAGTTGAATAGATCCTTTGTTCCATTCGAGAATACCTTGTTGCAACCATTTTGGCAAATACTCGTAAGCCAATTTCAAACGAGACAACATTTCGCGTGCTGTGGATTGCTTGTTAGCAAGAATGGCTACGCTCATGTTTTGGTTGAACAGAATGTAATGAAGAATGTATGCAATAACTGTGGTTGACTTACCAGACTGACGAGGCAGTTTAGCGATCACATAACGATTGTCATGGATCTTACTGATGATGTCTTCTTGATAATCATACAACTCGAAAGGTACAAGACCTTTATCTAGAGTTACAATCTTAACATAGTTTTTAGTGAAGTAGATCGGATCGTTTGCACACTTCACATATTCTTCTACTTGTTCTTTTGTAAATTCAATTTTTACTCCGGGTCCCTTTAAGTTGGGATTACCGAGGTAACTTTTACTGTCGTTCTTCCCCATTGTTATCTAATGCCTTTCTTCTGCTACGACTTTGATTTACTAAGTCTTGCAGATCACTTGTCGAACCAACATATATGGCATTTGTTGTGTTATTATTAACAGTGATTTTTTCTTTTTCAATCTCTTTCTTTTGCTGATGAAGACCCATTAAGTCTTTATTCATTTCAGCAAGTTGCTTTGCAAAGTTTGATACAACTTCAAATCCACGAGGAGAGTCTAGACTCTGAGCCAAAGATATTGCATTATCTAGGCTATCTTTGCCCTTCTCTATAAGTTCTTTTAGATTTGCTCTAGCATACTCAAAGTCCGAATCCATTTTCTTTTGTTGAACTTCTGGACTTGCTGGTTTTACCGTTATTTCTTTTGGTGCTGGTTTAAAATCAACACCTAAACTTTGAGAAATAGAATCAAAAACTTTTGGTACTTCATTATCCATTTAATGTATCATCCTCAAAAATATTAATATCAACTTCTTTGATGATTCCAGAACCACTATCTTTGATTCGACCATACATGTATGCTTTAGCGGTAAATGAAAAAGTGGAAACAACCATTCTTCTAGAAGACATATCTCCTTCATAAGTCTCTGTCAAATTTACACTATTGAGAACAATTGGAACATCAACATTTACATCCAATTCGTTCATTTTTAATGTAACTATAAATTCTGGAGAAAAATATGGCAATATTTGTTCCACGATCTGTAGATTATCTTCTACCTTCCTAGTAAAACAATACAATCCATATTGAACATTATACGGCACTTCTGCGTAAGATTGATATGTGTTTGTGTTTTGTTGATCAATCTGTACACTTCTTGATTTAGTGTTTAATTTATTAATTTTTCTAACAGGATCGTACTGTAGATTCGTAATTTCAAATCCTAAAATTGGAAGTACAGTTTCAAGTTTAACATTGTTTGAAATAGAACTGGCTTCAGTTAATCTTCGAATGAATTTTTCTTTACCAGAATAAGTGATCGGAACATTTGTTTTTTCTGATCTACCGTCTGAAGTTTGTTTTTCTACAAAAATTTCATCAAATAGACCACCAAAGGCTAATGTTAATTTTCGTAAAGTTTGATTATAGTAATACTGAAACATTAGTAACTTCCCTCGGAGAATGGATCAACATCAGTGAAATCGTAGATTCCAAGACTATCTCCTGTCTGTTTGATGTGTTCATTGTCTCCGTCGAATGTAGAATCGATTGGAGTTATTGGTACGAGAATATTTGTTCCAGTAATGCCGGTAACATAGAACTCTGCACCAGAATCTTTTCCTTTAATTGTTTGTGAGGAATAGAAGAAAGATCCACTGATGCCATATATGTTCATTGTGTTTGCTGCATCATTATATTTGAAGCACACGGCTTCTGCTGTAGCATTTGAATATGTTCCACCAGTTACACCAAAAACTTGGAATACTGTTTCACCGTCATAGAAACTTAGATTGTTTGAGACTTCAGTAGAGAGTGCAAATTGATATACTTGTTTCTTTCTTTCAGTTTCAACAACATCCACATCGGTTTCTCCCGTATCAAATTCGTCATGATCAATTGTGGTTAGTTCGCATGTCAGTGCGTATGTGTATAATTTACCAAGTTGATAAAATGGGTTTTCATGTTCAACAAAGTTAATTTCAAATAAACCTTTGCTAAGTGGAAAATAGATTAAATCACCTTCTCGTGGTCGTGTGATTGTATCATATTTTTCTGCAATCTCTTTATTGAATCTTTTCTTAGAGATAATCAAAACTATTTTATCTTTTACTGTAAGACCAAACTTAGTGATTATATCCCCTTCTCCCTCGAATCCAGACACAGAAGCAATATACATTTCTAATGGAAATGCCTTATTAAACTTATACTGAGCCTCACCAAACAATATGCTTTTATCATACTGCTCGCGGGGAATGTAAATCATATCCCTACCCATAGTCTTGATGATCTCTATAGAGAGATCTTCAATTATGTTCTGTTCGCCTGAATAGTCTTTGAAGTAGGGATTATGAGCCATTTTATCCGACCATGAAGTTTATTGGGAGTTCGTATTCAAGTTGTACTTGTTGTTCTATTAGTGCTATTTCTTGTTGTGCTTCTGCTACGATTTCTGCACCACGGAGAGTAACACCACCGGGAAGTTGAACACCAGTGAATTTAGACATATTCATGCCCCACTGTCTCTTGATAAGAGCAGTGACATATTTCTTCAGAAGACGATCATTATAGATCTCGGTGAACTTATCTGGATTTAGAGCAACATATGCTTCAATCAATAGATTTCCATTTGCTGCAAGTTCTTCTTTCCAGTTCATGTCAATGTGAAGTTTATTCGTAACCTTACTGAAACGAATTGCTTTTTCTGGTTGGAACATGTCTTGAATCATATTGATATAGCGTTTTGTGCTATCGTACTGAGCAAGACCCATGTTACGACTTGACATTAGATTGGTATTGATACCAAAATAATCTGTTAGTGCCATCTGATATCGAACATCGAACATGGAGATGTTGCTGAATGGACCAAACTGGAACAACTTGACTATAGAAACTATGTCTCTACCAGTAGGTCCATCACCACCGAAACCATTTACTGGACCTAAATTATCGGTATCAATATATTCGTTTGTGATATCTGTCGCTGTGACGGGATATAAAAAGTATGCTTTTTCAACACCATCAAAGTGACGCTCTGAGAAGTATTGTAAAGCATCATCTAAACGATCTTCACATTGCTGCCAATCTACATTGATATCTACAACTGGTGCGCCCAATTGTCTCAATGAATATTCAATAAGGGTTTGTCTTGAACTTGGTGATGCCATAAATTCTCCTTATAGGTATTTATGGCATTTACCAAATTACTTTAAAGGTTCGGAGTTTAATTTATTTCCTTGTTGAGCAGCAAGTTTTGCTTGTTGTTCATCCATAGCCTTCTGCATCGCTTCTGGCATATCTGGAAGAGTCACAGGCATCTTATTCAGATCTTCAAAGTTGATGTTTTCAATGTAATACTTACGAGTAATTGGTGCAATTGCTTCATCTGGTTTGCTTGGGGTGTAGTTTGTAAATCCAGGCATAGTAATTGGGCAGTTTAACTTTGGATAATCTAGTTTGCTATAGTCTGTACCATTAGCAACTAACCAAGTACCTTGACGATCTCCACATCCACAACCACCGCAGAAGTACTGTCCCTGCGTCTTGCTTTCCTTTAGATGCTCACATGGTGGAACAACACCGTTGAGATGCTTATCACCAAAACAACTTAAAACTCTTAGTTGTTTTGTTGCCTTATTAATCTTCTTCTCATTTAGACCACGAGAAGTTAAAGACATGGCAAAACTCTGTATCATTCCAATCTTCTTGGAAAATATACTTTTATTATCCGGTACGGCAACAGTTCTAAATTCGATAGGATCTGGTTTGCTCGAACAAGACTTATCTTCGCTCATAATAAATTACTCCAATTCAATTCTTCTTATTAGTCGAACATTAACCTGAGATGTTCTAGGTACTAAGTATATAGATCCGTAATCAGACTTGTTATAACTTTGACCAAACATAAACGACTGTTTATTAAAAATCTGAGAATCTAGGTTATATTTTGTAACTGATTGCTGTTCAAAATACGGCGTAGATGTTAAATAGATGCTAGTTTTCATCGATCTGAATACTTCTGGTATAAAGAATCCTTGATTCAGTTTAGAATTAATAAACTCCAATTCGTTCTTTGATGGCAAATACCAACCAGACAGTTTGGAATTTTCTCTTAGTGTTTCCATCGTCTTGCTTTGTAAACCATAATATGTTTGACTATCACCGTAAGTATTCCAAAAACCATCATATATTGATGCGGGAATTATCTCAGTTGGTTCTGATGTGTCATTAATTGAACCAAGATCATAATCATTTGGTGCAATAATAATTGCCCATCTCTTTGCAGTTGTTCCATAGCCTACTACATTTGGAATGTATTCTACTGCTGAACCCGTATATGGATTTCCATTAACAGTTGATCCTTGAGTGTTGATTGGAACACCCGGTTCAAATACACCAACATATAATCCATCTTGATAATATGTTAATTCGGATTCGGGTAAAGTATTTTCTGCTTGTGTGATTCGTAATGTTAAATTATTACCACAATTACCACCAACAACAGTATTGCAATCTACACATCCCTCTGTTGGGCTATCTAAATCGCAACAAATACCACCAGTTCTAAACAAACCACCAAGTCTAGTACAATTACCCTGATTGGTTTGTATGCAATTGGTGATGTCAACACTGCATGTGCAGCAACTGCCATTCATTTTGTTATTGCAGATATCCATATCTGGCTCAACAACCGCATAACAACCGGAACGGAAGCACGAAAGATCTATTATATCGGTAAATGAAACTAGTGGTTGTTTTTCAAAGTCACTAATATTAGATGCAATTTTTATAATTCTATTAGTCTCATCTACAGCAAAACAATAATCATTTGCCGGAGATTGATTATTCGGTGATACATCGTTTATATTCGAACAAGAAACAAGTTTATATTTTCTGCTTAGAGGATATGTTAATTCTGTATTGAGAGAATTACATGTCATCGTTCCATTTGCATCAATACCGCAGAAAGTATTAGCACCAAAAGATGCCTTCGCATATTCTATTCGTGGTATAGATCTAACCATGCTGCGTAAAGATTGAAGTTCTGGTAGATCATTGATAAATGGAGAATAGTATTCAAAACTATTGTCTAATCTTTGCCCAATAAATCCAAGAGTGGCAAAATTTACTTGAATATTATCTGTGCCATTTCCTGTGGATTTTGGTGGAACATACACATTGTGTTGATATAACCTTTTAAGTTTTTGTGCAACAGTTAATGTTTTAAATTGATTATTCTTAGCATCAAAGAATCTTCCATAAATTACAACATTATTATTTGAATTAATGTATGCACTGAATGTTTTTGTTGCTATTAAATCTAAAGCAGGCAAGTATGGTGGATTAGTTAAAGGAACTGGTGAATTTCGTGGATTATCTGCAAATCTATTTTTAAATGCAGTTGTTGCATAATAACGAGGAATAGAATTTTCATCCAGTATTGCAAAGTAACCATCAGCCCATCTTGCTGGTTCATCTATTGTGTAATCCTGAGAATATCCGCCCGGACAAACTTTTGTAACACCAATTGGTTCTGTGGTTTTTGCAAACGGAGGACCTCCTGTGTTTTCTTGATTTGGTGCCAAGATTAAATCATAAGCAAGTGAATTTGTGTTATTTCTTATTTGAAACACACCTTGATTTACACCTTGTGCCATTTTTCCGGCGTAATTATCATCAAACCACGCTTTATTACCACAAATATTAGAATATCCGAGTAGTCCCCAACAGAATACATTAGTACCATTTTCGCATGAATTTAAAACTGTGTTGTTTGTCTCTGAAAGTTTACAATCGTTTATAGCAGGAGCAGCACTTCCAACTTGTTCTTCGCATTTTCTACCGTTATTGTAGAAAGTAGAAGTGTATGGAAATACTGCTTTAGCAGCACATTCTTTTTCACTACAGACATCTATGCAATTTGCATAGACGGTTCCATCATCATTAAACTCTGGGTAACAACATGCTCGTTGCTCTCTGTAATCCAATACATTTGATTGTTCTAGTGTACCAGAAACACATAGACTTTCTTCTGATTCCGTGCAAGTAGAACCTAGAGTCCAAAGACCGCTTAAAGATTCGCATTCGCATAATGTAGTTACTGCTGTTCCACCTAATGAACAAGCGCAGCAGCAACCAAGAGATGATGGAGTTATATTTGTATTTTCATCACATTTACCCGCAATGAAATGCCCATTTTGGATGTTGCAATCTGATACTGTGGTGTTTTCTGTTTTTGATACTTCATTAGTATCAGAATCATAAACATAACAACAACCAGTTATACCATTGTTTTGAATATATTGGCTATAATCTACTACAGTCTGTGATCTTGTTCTAAATTGAATTGACATATTAGCAACTTTCGTAATTATAACATTCAGGGCACAACATCTCTACACAAATGCCTTCTGTGATTTTTACACTCTTAGTCATTGTGTTATTTGACTGATCTCGTTGTAGTAATGTAAACCCAGGCAGCCCCGGTGAAGTTGGTGTTGTCATTGTAGATGGTGCAATCCAACCTCCTTCTAGTATCCATGCAGTTGAATCTTCACTACCACCCGAACCAGTATTTTGGTTTAAACACACACCTATGCATGTACCATCTGGTCCTCTACTACAATTTGGACCTCCAGTTTCGCAACAATCCGCAGCTTCGCATCCAAATCCACACAGAGGTTGTGAACCACCCGAATCCCATCCGGTTTGATATGAAATTGGGATCGCAATAGTATTGCTGAATCCCATTGTTTGCTGTCCGGGATTGACTGGAGCATTTGGTGAATTAAAAAATACAGTTGCAGTTCTAAATGCATCTAGATTGTATCTGAGATTTCTTCCAAATATGCCTCGCTCGACAATGGCATCTGGTTCATCTGCTGCTCTCAATCTAAAATAAATTTCTCCAACAGAATCTAAACTTAGTGGATAAAACTCTGCAATTCCTAATTCATTTTGTATTACTCCACTAGGTGGTGGAACGCCGATTTGTTGATTTACAGTGCTAGATGGAAGATAATAACCATAGTTCAAACATGCTGCTTCATCAGTTAAATCATTTAAACCATAAGCAGCAGCATAGATGCCAGATGTATTAAATCCACGCAAATATGGATCATACTGTGTGTATATTGCTCCAATTTCTGTGCAATATTCCACTGGATTTGTTTGTGTTTCAAAAACAAATAGACCTGGTGTGCATGCCAAAGTGCTATCTCCTATTTGAGAATTCATAGCAGTTCTCATTTTGTTTCTGAATATAATTTGTGCTGTTTGATTATTGGGATTATTAATATAGTTTGCAGTTAGATTATTCCAAAAAGTTTTACCATTTCCATCATAAAAACTATTAATCATGTTTACTGTGTCAGAACGATTAAGTAAATTTAGATTTGTAGTTTCTTTTAAGTATTTTCCTTTTGCACAATCTGTGTAATCTTTAGAATAAGTTATTCTTCCCCAAATTGGAGGAAATGGAGCGGCCAAACATTTTACTTCGTTATGGTATGGTTCTAGTTTGTCGAGAGTTATTGTATTTCCAAGATCATATCTTGTTTTATATCTGATTGTTGTTAATGGATCACATAATTTACAATTTTGTTTTTCGCTTTCGCTGGTGTAACCAAAACGCTCTAAACAATTTATTTTATTTTGGGCTGGATCTATGGTTCTTACATATGATCCGACAAATGAACAATAGAATTTTCCACTGACACTTATTGGATTGGATTCTAATCCACTTGGAATAAAATTAGTCGGAGAAAGTCTATTAGTCCAATCTTCAATATAGTACAAACCTCTTTTTCCAGATACCCCACCATTTTCATATGAATCTTTTTTTACTTCTACTGTTGTAAATTTTGGATGTGGTATTGTAAAACTTACAGAATCAGTTGTACCGATTGCATCATTTAATTTCGTATTATCTTCTTCTGATACTACAAATACTGCTCTATATGGTGCTTGTCCACCGTGTCTAGAATGATTGTACCAATCACTGCCTATGCCATTTGGCAAGTATGGATTATTTCCAGAAGTGTCTGTGCTTCCATCAATTCTTGTATCGGGGAAGCACCAGAAACATGCAACATGTGATCCTTCCGTAGAATTACTGCAATCACACGATTCGAATGGATAGTCTGGTGCAGCAACAGAACATGGTAGATTTGCATCTATACCATCAATTGACTGACATCCACAGTTCGTAGAAGAATCACATGCTTTATAACAAGTTTTGGTTGTGCATGGTGATTCGGTACATGATCCATTTAAATATCCAGTACAAGAAACGCAAGTGTCAACTGGAGTACAATCTGAACCGTCACATGTATGACATGAAACTGGATTGCATTCATTATTGCATGACGAATCTGAGTAATAGCCTAATTCAGAACATGTTTGCCCTGATTCTATAACTACAGGACTGCAATTGCAACCATTATTGCCTCTTGAGCATTGATAACATGTGGTTGGCTTGCAGTTGCAGTTAATACTAGAACAAGTGGTATTTCTACCCATGTAAATACCACCACTCTCATTACACTCAAATGGCGTTTCTACATTAGTACAAGTATATGTTTCGCCGTCTTGTTTGCAACATGCACCGGGTGCGATTATGTGATCGCAGCAAGATGCTTGTGAACAATTTGAAGCCAGTACAATCTTTCCACCAAGATAGTTGCAATGTTCTTCAGTAAGATTTCCTAGGCATTCTCCATCTTTGCAGCAAATTGTTGGTGTCTTACATTGATTGTAGCATAGACCAGATCTTTGTGTGCCTGATATATTGTCTACATCACTGTCTGGATATTCACCAACTTGACCACATGTTATTCCTGATATAAAGTAACCACCAATTGTTTGGCATAGACTTGGATCTATATCAGAGATGCATCTGCCTTCTGAGCAGCAAACGCCATCATATTGTTTTTCGTCGCTGTTGACTATGCATGAATTTTTATTGCAAGGAACTAAACCTTCGAATGTTCCTTGTCGTTCGTCGCAGTATGATTGGGTAACATAATCTTCGCAGTATTTGGTTCCATCTAAATCAATATAGCAGCAAGATCCGCGAACACCCGGATTCTTTACTTCATCAACACCAAAACCACGAGCGGTAAAATTCGCCCTCCACACAGAATCAGAATTCGTTCTCCACATGTGAAGAATATTTGTTCCGGGGTAAAAGATTGGCTTGCTTTCTGCATCAAACACAACATCTGTTGGGAAATTCCAAACATCGTCACCTTCTACAACCAAAGTGACAGACATAATCTGCCCGGTTGGAATTGTATCGTATCTGAATCCCTTAATACCAATTGGAGTTGTTAATTGATAAACTGTGGCTCTAGAAACATCTAATGTGATACCATCTGTATCGACATCATAGAAGTCATCTAGTGTTATGATCTTTTCTCCCCGCTGGAATGGACCAACAGAAAGAATAGAATCGGTGATATCGGCAACTACATTTCTTCCTGCTGTCTCACCACCAAAATTTACATATCCATAGTGAGAATTACCAATTCTAGTTGCAACGGTTGTTGATTCTGGAATCAAATCTGTAGACATGATGTATGTCTTTTCTTTGACATACACGATTCTATTATTTTCGGTAGAAGCAGAAATACCACCAGCAGTTGTGTTTGCAGAAATGGTGAATATTAAAGTACCATCTGCATCATAAGTCAAACCAAGTAAACCACTAGTTCTGAAGTTATAGAAATCTAGGGTTATACCACCACAGACACCCTTTAATATGGCATATCCGCCACCAACAGAAGAAGCAGTTAATCCTGCATAGATTCCTGTTGCGCCCTGTAAAATACCAGCAGAGGTTGATGTGCCGTCAGATAGTACCAATTGAACAGTGCCATCTTCAGCAACAACTACTTGAGTTATGTAATTAGAGTCTAGTCCAGTAGCACCAGTTGCACCGCGAATAGTTTGTGCTGGCCCTGTTGGTCCTGTAGGTCCTACTGGTCCAGCAGAACCTGCACCAGAAGCCGGATATATTGAACTATAACCGATGTTGTTTGTCATTAATTACTCTCTCATCTACAGGAAGAACATGTGTACAAGGATTTAAAACTATATTCGAATTGGTTTTTGAAATCCTTGTTTTTAAAGTATATAGGAACCATGCGGCATGCTCTTAGTTTTGCTGTAGAAGAGGACTTTAGCGAAGAAACCATTTTACCTGTGCTAAAATCTTGAGTATATGCTCTATGTGCTTGAGCGAGTTTGTACTTTCTCCAAGTATCAGTTAGCGGATCTCCAATAGTAACTATTCCCTCCAGTGAATTGTTTTGAGGATCGTATGTCTTCATACCATATTCACCAGATTGGGATGTCTTAGAATCTAGTAGTTTTCCACCAGTAGTAGAAGACCAATACTTAGATGGAGATAGGGTTGTCCAGCCAGATGCTGCGTTATAGATTAAACCAGAATTAATGGCATCCATGTTGTAATAGATGATGTTTAGTTCAAGCGCACTTGGGATGTACCAATCCGAATAACCATTATATGATTGTTTATTCTTATCGCTGATGTGATATAAAGCAGTTGTTTCATTGTTAACCGCATACCACATTTCTTTGTACTTGGTTTTAAAGTACTCTGAATTTCTACCGATCTGTGTTTGATCTATATCAGATTGCCAATATGATATTTTGCTATGATTAAATCTCTGATATGCGAGTGGATCTATCGTTTCCAGTTTACCATTTAGAGTGTAGTTACTTGCAATGAACCATGTATTTCTTTCGATGGATGTCTCATCGAATAGTCTTGTGTTTAGCAATCCATCAAATACGGTTGTTCCATATGGAGCAAGAACATTGTTCTGCCACAGAGAATTGCTGTAATTCTCAAAACCACTTGGTGTGCTGAAACCATTTACAGACATGCTCATACCAAAAGAAACATTGTCTGTTGTAAAATCTTCTGGTGCTACAACCAATATCCATGCGCTTGGAATGTCAGATCCATAGACTTGAGATGCATATTGTTTATATGCAAGTGCTGGATTGAATCCATACTTCTTGTAGTCTGAACCATTATCATTGCAGGCTTTTCCTTCATCAGTTAGGCAAGCATCTGTTAGTCTGTTATAGAATGTAAGATTTACTTTATCTACTACACCAGATAACGACTTAACATCTGTGACATACACCTTACCACCGCTCTTACTCAATGCACCAAGATCAACATAACGAGATGGTGAGAAGTTTGAGCAGTTGCATTTTATAGATCCATTATAAACACCGTTTACTGGAACATATCTTTTGACAGTCGCTGTGGTGAAATTTTCAATTTCTGAAATTACTTCACCTTTGGCAAAGTAACCATCTATATTGAATCCAACTGGTGGTGGATAACCAACAAATCCAGCCACAATTCCGCCTTGGAAATAATCACCAACTTTTAATCCTGCGGGAATTGATGAACCGGCATCTGTAGAAACAGCAGAGAGTCGGAAACTTGGTGCATTTTGTGAATCTTTGCAGCATTGTGAGGAAGAACAAATACTTCCTGGACCTTGGAATACACCACCAAGATTTACACATTCTTGTGGAGTTATATCATCTCTACAATCATCTGAACCTATGCAACACGCACCCAAGAATCCGTCAATGCAGCAGTTTCTTTCATCACATGGTTTTGCTTCGTATCTACCATTAAGTTCATTACACAGATCTTGTGAAGCAGAACTATCTGGAAGAGAATAGCAGTTTCCGTTTACGCAGCAAGATGCGTCTAGTGGGCAGTTGCTTGGGCAACCTTCTTCAAGATCACCACATTTTACATTTGGATAAAATGTACCATAAACTTTAGCGCAGAGTTCTTGGTTTGTCTCTAGACATACACCATTAACACAACATGCGCCACCAGAATAGCAATCATTTGTTAGATATCTGTCGTTGCATGATTTAAAACTAAAGTTACCACCAATCGACTCACAGAAATCTTGTGTTGCATAATCTAAACAAGAACGATTAACTATGCTGTTTGTATCATTGGCATCTTTACTGCAATAACAGCAAGAGCCAATTACAGAATCTTTGTATGTTTCTGTTGAATATGTTATTCCCTTACCGATAACATCTATTTGAACAGGACCCGTTACGCTACTACCAATCGTAATTCCTTCTGCACGGAATGAGAGTTTTGGATAGATATTATCAGTTTGATCTTTTACTGTTATGAATACACCCTGATCGGTTCTATTAAATACATTTGATGTATCCTGAACCATAGAGTATCTAACATTTATAGTGTTTAATAGACTTGATACATTTGAGTCTGAAGCATTAAACCAATTGATATTAATACGACTATCTAAAGTGAATCCAGTTGTATAGTCTTGGTTTATTTTAAATCTGAATGTATCTAATGTTAAACCAAATAAACTTCCGGCAACAGGAGTAATTGCGGATCTATAATAGTTTGTGTTTAGATCATTTGTCGCATCTACTTTTTGTCCAAATCCTGCATCAGTTATATACAACAAACTACCAGTTTTTCCAACAGCGGCGTTTGTTGTACCAGAGGTTGCAAGATAAAATGAATCTAAACTAATTCCACCAGTTATTTCACCAACTAATTTTATAGTTTTGAAGTTTAATGAATATGGATTAGTTAATGAGAATCCACCAAATATACTTACGGCATCTGCATCAGATGAACCAGTAAATGTGATTTTAAAGTTTGGGTTTGGATCTCTATATGAAGATCCTTTTGGTGCAGTAACTCCGAAGGAGAAGTAAGTATTTCCCTCGTATGTTATACCCAAAACATAATTTTGGATTAGAGCAGATACAAATTGAATACCAGTTGAACCAGTAGGACCAGTGACAGAATAACCAGTTATTCCAATAGGTCCTGTAGGTCCAGTAGGACCTGTAACATAGTTTATACCGGCTGCAACTAAATTACTTGGTATGGATGATGAACCGAATATCATTATTGATTATTCCTTAGAAGATTTGGTGTCTTCCATAATTTATATTGCTCTGTTGTGGATGCTGGAATTGCTCCATCACATCTCAATGCTCTAATTGGTCTTACTTTCAGTCCGGTGCTTCTGCTTTCCTTTTTGACTTTGAAATTTGTAGAATCTCCAGTTGAATCAAAGTACATTGCCCATGCAACAGAACCATGTTCGGGCTTTCCAGAAGTATATACACCTTCAGTCAGAGAGGTTGTATCAAAGGAACCAGTTGAAGACCAGTGCCAATCATAGAGAGGAACACCACCGTTTGAAAGCAAATACGCGTTTGCATTAAATCCGTAATATGGATTTGTAGAATCACTTATCGTATTTGCTGCAATAAATGCAAGTTCATCATGACTTGGAATATACCAATCTGTAATTTGACTTGGGTTTCCAGTTAAACCATGTGAGTTTGTATATGCATTATTATCGAAGAGTTTCAATGCACGAACTGCTGTCATGTCTGTTCCAGATGAGAATTCATCTGATGTGAAATGCGGAGATCGATTCACTTTCAAGTAATCTGCATTGTCAGCGGATAACATGCGAATAGTATTATAAAGTCCCCAATTTCTATGCCACAATCCATTAGCAGATTTTACATTTCGTGTAAACAATCTAGCAACTGGATCTGTTCCGTTCTTTCGAGTTGAATAGCAAGATTGGAAAGTTACATTCTTGATGTTATCAAGCGACTCACCAGTTACTCCATAGTATCCCTCACCGTATCTGAGGTAGGATGAATCGTATGATTGTGAGAGATATGTAAAATCACCATATGTGTAGTTTGTCAGATTTAAAATTGGACCCCAAGCAATACCGTCACCAAACCACGGGAAGGTATCTGAGTAGGCTAGTTCTTCGGTTGGGTTTATTGCATTTCCATCAGCATCAACAGATGCTGGATATAGTGAAACTATTATGTAATATGAATCCGCGTCTTGTGATACTGTTGTCAGACAAGACTCTCCAGTTACACCATATCCAACATAATCATTTTCACTGGTGTAATAACCAGCACCTGTCTCACCACCGTACATAAATGTTCCAGTTATACCCTGTCGTGAGAATGCATGTGCGCCACCCAATAGTTTTGAGTTTCTTGGATTATAGATTCCAACAACCATACCACCGCCGATTAGATCACCGGGGCGTAAAGTAAATCCAAGATAACCACCGCATGATAATTGTGAAGAACATGTCACACCACTGCATGATGTGCCATTACCATGATAATTTCCATTATTGGAAAAACAAGTATAAGCATCGGTTACTGTGCATATTCCGTTCGTATAGCAACAAGCACCACTGCCGCTAGAACATGTTGGATTTGTATCTTCTGAGTAACAAAGAACTCCTCTGCCTAAGAAACTACCACCAGATGCGATACAATCTTCTTTTGTTAGATCTTTGCAGTTTCCTTTACCATCACAGCAGCCACCAGTTTCATCGAAACAAGTTTCACAGTTAACATCTTTGCATGTTTTGTCTACACCAGTAAATATAGACTCAACGGAATCGCTGTTCAACATCAAGCAATCAAACGGCGATACATTTTCTATGCAGTATGTTGAAATCTTTCCATCGGTTGTGTTTTTAACACAGCAGGAACCAACAGATTCACTGCAAACACTTGTTGAGCCTATTACACCGCATGTAGTACCAACACCAGAGAAGAATCCATCACAGAGTCCATCTGTTGTGATTTGACATGTTCCATCACCCTTACAGCAAGCACCTGTTAGACCAGAATAAAAGTCTAAAACTCTAAGTGCATTTTCTGTATAATTTTGTATGATGCTGTTGCAGAAATAATTACCACTACCACCAACTTTATTAAAGATATAACCGTACCATGTATCTCTAATTGAGATAAAGTGAATTACATAATTTTCACCACTTCTAAAACATGGTTGTCTATTGAATGGAAATATTACAGGATTAAGATTTCCTGCCTGTTTAAAACTAATACCGCTATAATTTTCAGGAGACACACCATTCTGTATGTGTAAAGTAATTGCGGATGGTGTTACTGATGGTTTTGGCAAAGTAATTTGTACAAAACTAGTTCCAGAACCGTTTAAATCTATAGAATAAATTTTTGAATTTGTTGTATTGGTATCTGTACTAGTACTTAAATTAACAAATGAAAACGACGAACCACTGTTAAATGTGGAAGCAGTAGTTTGTGCCCCACTAGTTCTCTCAAACACATTTATTTTATTGATCTGAACGGTATCTGTTATGTTTGCATACTTAGCAGCACCAAGTGTCACACCAACCAAATTTCCAGTTGAATTTGTTGCTAATATTTGTGCTAAAGTACCAGCACTTATTCCATATTCACCATCATAACGATCAACAGAAATTGTTATTGTTTCGGAGTCTGATGTAACACCAATATTTGATCTATACCCAGTGCTTCCTTTGATTGTTCTCAATTGAACTGTTCGTTCAGAAGCAGTTGCTCCAACAAACACATAACCAGTTCCAGTAGATCCAGTTTTACCATCAAGATAAATTACTGTATTTCCGGTTATACCATAAAGCAAACCGGAAGCAGCGTAAGTTGTGCCATTAGTAAAACTTGTGACTAGTGTATAACCAGAAAGAGTTATACCAGAGACTATGTTGTAAGCAGTAGCACCAGTAGGACCAACAAAGTCATTTCCCTTTGGACCTTGAGGTCCGGTTGGACCTGTAATTCCATAGATTGTGATTCCTTTTATGGCCTTGAACTGACTACTACCACGGATTGATGGCATATTAAATTCCTAGTATTTGTTCTAGTGTTTGAATCCGTGCTTCTAGTGCTACTAGTTTTGCATCAACATCCGCCACATTAGGAGTAGATAATGTATCTGATACTTCTATGCTATTGAATATAGCAGAATCTGGTAAGTACGATACAGTTGTATCTGGTTTTACTCTCAGCAATGTCTTTGTGCTAAATGCAGAAACTTGATTTGATGTTCCAGCACTTGCTTCAATGTTTGTTGAAAGTTTTGGTGTTTTGAAGTGTGTGATTTGTCCAGAAGTTACAGCGACACGATTTAAACCTAAAACTGGTGTTTGCAACTCATAAGTTGTATAGTTGGAATTCCACAATTCTTCTTGTGGTGTTATGTGATCTAATACTATTGTGTTATTTGAAGTATCAACAGATCTTATGAATGCAAACGATCCAATACCCTTTCCGGTAGTTGGATTAATTGGTCTTATTGATTGTTGCGATAGAGCAGAAACAAAAGAATAAGAGCCATTTATCGTTAATTGTTCATATGAACCGTAATCGGTTCCGTATATGTCGTATGATTCACTATATGTTGCAATAGACAATACCTGTGGAGTGCTTGTATCTACCCAACCATCTGGAACAGGAGAATCTGAATCAACTGTTTGTATTGCTCCGATATTCGAAGAACTAGTTCTTACCGTGTAATTTTCGGCAGCAGATGATTCATAACCAATATAGTTGACAACAACGCTATTATACAATTCATCTGATGTTGGGCATACTTGAAGAACAGGTTTTACGATGTAACCAGTTTCTTCCATAAATTCGAAAGTAATTCCACCCAAAACTGTTGGGCTTAAGAAGAAAATATCGGTTCCACCAGCACCACCAGCCGAACCACTTATTCCTGAAATTATTGCTAATAGGTTTGGGTAATTCATCAAACCATGTGTAACTACGGTTGCATATGTCACACCACTTGTTTGTGATATCGATTCGACAACACCAACAACTTCTGCTTGTGATAGATTGAGAGTACCACCATAATTTGGATTTGCAATAGATTGAGTAAATTTGCCAGTTGCCACATCATAACGAATAACATCGCCAGCAGCAACAGTAGAATCCCAGTTTTTGCTAGTATCCTGCTTAAATGCCAAACGCTTCCCGTTTGATGCATCGGAGGAAGCGACAAGTATTCCAGAGATTATAGAATTATTTGTGCAAGATGACATTTATGTTCCTTATGTTTCTAGACCTCTATCGTATGGACTGTAATCCAAATCTGCATCTGCAACCATATGAACTAATATATCATCAAAAACCACTGCACCAGTTGCAACATTAAATGCTACACCATATGTAGTTCCAGAAGTTGTAAGTGTGGCAGCACCTGTTGGGGAAAATCTTGTCACCTGATTCCATCCACGAGTTCCTGAAGTTAGTCTCATGTCTCTAGAAGCAGTTTTGTTATATCCATCATTAGCAACACCACTACTCGGTGAGTATAAAGTAATTGATGGTGCTTTTCTCATCGGTGTGTTGAAGTGATAATTGTATGTGTAATTTGGAGTTACAGTAAAATCTATGGCAGTCAAATCATTACCACCGACTGTTGTAATTGTTCCTGGCAAAGTTGTTACTGGATAACTCGTGTAATAATATTTTGCTTGTCTAGTTTTTTCTTCTTCTGAATCTGTATATAATGTTGTCGATCCAAAACCTAGTTGAAGTTTTACAGAACTTATACTCACTGTGGTATTTGGCATAACACTAAAACCAACACCAAAATAATGATCACCTGATATACCAGAATTTGAAACATATGGTGGTATAAATGTAAATGAATACTGCGTCCAATATGAATTAATTTCTGCAATATTAAATACACTCTTATATTCTGTTGAATTTGGACTTATTGCTTCTCTATAATAACAACCCAAAGTTGTTCCTGTAATTCCAGCAGAATACTTTGCATAAAAAGAAAGAGTTAATGGTGAACCACCATATTGAGTAGAATTTTCTTGTTTATTTTCTAAATAACAATAACCACCAGTTATTGATGTAATATTGTTCGCAATTGTGATGTAATAATTTGAACGATTTGATTGCTCGTCACTGACGCTAAATAGTTCTCTATAAATTGAAATTGAACCAGTGCTTCCTCCGGTTCTTTTCTGCGTATCAATTGCATACCATCTATCGGCTGTTTTTTCTGTTTGTGCTGTATATGTTGTACCACTGGCTCCAACATTTGAATACTTTGCATTATATGGTATGGTAAAGGTTGTTCCTCTTTGCCATAAATCAAAATTTCCGTTTATTATTAAGTTAGATGTATTTTGATTTGTCATTTTTTATGAACCTTATAATGCTGGATTTGCTAATGTTCCACTATATCTTGCACTCTGAGTAGTAATTGTATACTTTGTAGAAATATATAAAGGTCCAGCAGTTGTTGTTTGTGTTGTTGGATTGTATTTGTAAATTTCTAAAATAATGTCACATTGTAGTTCCCCATCATCTGGTAAAAGACTAATTACTGAAGTTGGAACAAAATAAAGGCTTTCAACTACTGCACCATATTGAGCATTCCAGCCAAGAATAGCACTTTCCATTGTGTAACCATTGTCTGTAGTCCCAAAAAATGGAAAATTAGTTATATTTGATTGTATATATTTTGAAACATTAGTTCCAGACAAGGTTACATTATTAATGGTAAATGCCTGAGGTCTGCATTTACCATTAAGAGATGGATACACTATTGGAAAAGAACCAGATGTGTCTGGAATTCCATCTATAGTTCCGCCTGTTAAACCATAGGTTAATGTGGCATAATTTGCTAATGTAAATCCATATGAATTAATAACTGGTTTTATTATTTCAGATGTAGAGGTTTCAGAAGAATATTGTGGAACCTGCGTGCCGAGAGTAATATCGGTAAGTTGTCCAGCAATCGCATATCCTTTTTTCCTCAACTCAATTCTACTATTTGAGTAAGGACTATTTTGAATCAGATTCATATTACTTCCGGGAATAAAACTGGTAGTTATTGATATTAGTGTTGTACCAGCAATTGAATTATATTGTTTTTGTAGTGAAAATGTAAATGAAGAAGGGGCGTTCTGGGCACCGACCCTAGGGACAATTTTTATACTAGTAATTTTATACACATCACTAATAGTACCATCTGTTGTGAAAATAAATCCATCATCTATATTGTTAGAAAATATACTGAGGAGATCAGTTTCATTACCATTCGGTAGAACATATCTAATGTTTGCGGCGACATTAATACCACCACTAGTATTCACCGCGGGCACCAACAGTTGAGATCTGGATATACTTTCTATATCTAATTTTAAGTTTTTTGTTAATTTTGGTGCGCCTATGAAACCCGGAGCATCAAGATAATTTATTGCATGTAAATGCCCAGTTGTTAATAAGCGTGAAGATGTTCTTGGGCCAGTAGATGGCCAAAGAGCAGCAGTGATCCCATTAAGACTCAATACGCCAGTGGTTGCTTGTACTGTTGAATTATTGGTATTGGAAGCAGTTAAACCAATAAATCCACGATACGGAAGAATCAATCCCGTATCGCCAGTCAAACCGAGAAGCATTGGTTTTGAAACATATGAAGTTACATCTGGCTCTAAAGTAGTACCAGCACCAGAAACTCCACCGCTCAAGAAGTAAACAACACCCTTTTGGAGAGTTGCGCCGCCCGCACCTAAGAAGTTTGAAACAACGGTTGATCCAGTTATTCTACCAGCAGTTGCAACTTGTGCGTTTCCACCAGTAAATCCTATTACAATTCCTACAACTTCTGATGTGCATTCATCATCTGCTAATGCTTTTTCAATTTTACCAGTAGAATCAAGATAAACTATATTTCCAATGGTAACACCGCTATTTGCGGGAAGAACTACATTAATACCAGAAACATCTGAGGTAAAACTTGATGTCAGTGTACCATTAACAGTAACATTACCATTGAATGTTACATTTTTGCTTATGGTGCTTCCGATGTCTAAAGTATAACCACCCTGTGTTGTTGGGTGTGGAGTAACAAGAATGCCATCTCCCCCGGTGATTCCTCCTACTTTAAGAGCATTCAACCGAGTAATCATCTCATTCGTCTTGGCGTACCAAGCACCGAATGTTGTTCCGAGATTTATTGAGTTTATTGTTGTGAAGTCAGACATATTATCCTGTTATTTCTTTAACTTTAATGTTATTTAGGTAATACAAACCATCGGACCTATTTTGTGCTATGGCAACAAAATTATTGGTAATTTGTGTATCAGATATGGTTATTCCCGTAATTTTCAGGTAATATCTACCAGAACCACACGAAGAAGTATTTCTAACATTCAACGGATGGTATACATCAGAACTAAAAGTATTGCAAGTTGCTAATTCGCCAGTATATGTTTCATTTGCTGTAGTATTTAATGTAAATCCTATAAAATAGTTTTCAGGAATATCAGTTAGTGAAAATACTGGTTGAATGTTTGTTTTCAGAAACAACCAAAAATATAATCCAAACGAATTTGCTTTACACAAAAACCAAGGCAGTAGAGGTGAAGTATTTGAAATTTGCACAGTGTTATTAAAAACTAATTTACCAAGTACTGAGTTTATTGTTAATAAATTTGGATTTATTGGAGTAGCACCCTCCCAACCTGGACCAGTAGATGATGAAGAACCGTAATTTAATAATTCATTAAACCAGTTAGAAAGCATTTGATTAGATAATGTTTGTTCAATATTCATTCTATATTGAATTTCATTCAATTCCTGTGCCTGCAATATTGTGCCAGGCTCAAATGCAATCATTTTATATCCAGCCGAAAACTTTCCATTTGCTGGAACTCCAAAATCAACAGCACCAAAATTTGGCGGATTAAATCCGGGAATATTATTTATGTCTCGTTCTGTTGTTATTTGTATTGGTACTATTGCCATATTAGATTAGGAATGAAAGTTTTGCGGAAGAATCTGACCCAGTGGTGTTATTAAACGATATATTATTGTTTAATATTTTGGTTGAAACATACTCTACATTATTTAGTTCATACTTTGGCTCCGATATATCACTTACCGTAAATGTATCACTGCCTATTATTATTTCATCAACAGAAGACAAAACATTGAACAATAATTCATCTACGCCGGCAATTTCTAAAGTAGAAGATATTGGATTTTCTGCTATATCATAATTAACTTCTATGGCTACCAAGGCAGAACTATAATCTGCTTGTGTTGCGGTTGCGTCATCTGTTTTAATTGTTACTGTCGTGGTTCCTGCTGAATCATCAACGAATATTTCACCTACATTGATATCAGGAAGAATTGGTCCAGCAAAACTAGACAGCGCATCAAGAGTAATCAATGTTGTCATTCTGCCGCTATCTGATTCATTTGGCAATAGATTTATTGTTGGATCTATTCCATTTGTGGTTTTTAGATTTTTCAGAATTCCTACCTTTGAGAAAACTGTTTGCTTTGTTCCGACATTAGCATTTGATAAATCTTGCAGATTCGACAAATCTGTTGCAGAGAATTGTTTTATTATTGAAATTTTTGGAGTAGGTAGGAAAGCAGATGGATCTGCTAGATCTGGTACCAACACTGCATTTATTGCATGTTGAAGTTTTGTACTTACTGCATCTGGTATGCTAAAATGGGGAGTTAGGAAGTTAGTTCCAGATGAACGAAGAGTTATACCATTTGCTACGAATGCATTTCTTCTTATATCGTAATAAGTTTCAATGTTTGCCTCTGCTCCTATTCCTAACGGATCTAGAATCGTAATTTCTGGTTTTTGGGTTCTTACGATTCTGTCTTCTATGGATAGAGAAGATACATCAAGTTGAAGATAAACTATTCCACCATTCAAGTTTTGTCCATATAAGTAATTATTATAATGGATATAATAACGACTATTTACATCCATAGAACTTAAATTGGAAACCAATTCGTCTATTGGATTTCTTATAATAGTAGAAGAAGAATTTAAGTAATCAATGTGAATGGATTTATATCCCAACATGTCACCAACTGTGTGACACACCGAGCATGTCCAGTTCGATGAGCCTATACCGGGAACTAAATCACCTTTAGAATAAATTGTGGAGGTTAATGGATCTTTTGTGTCTTCGTTATAATAAAAGTAACAAGATCCCGTAACTCCAGCACCATTTGAACAAAGAGAATTATATTTTGAAGAATATGAACCAGATGTTACCTCAGTTGTATAATCATATAAATTACTAACTGGTAAAACTGTTTCTGTTAAGAATTTGCTTAGAGCAAAATCAATCTTATACATTGCCATCCATGCATAACCGTCTGAGTACAATTGTACTCCATTCGTGTGAGTTGGCTGCTGTGTTGATGGAAATTTAACTTCTCCAACTAATCCGGTTGGTTGATTTTTTCCAACACAAAGATAAACAATATCTGTGACATTGTTATAAACATAAGATCTATCACCTAAAGAACCAACATAATATGGTTCATACTCAGAATTATATGACCAATTAATTCTTGTAACAACTGTTGAAACTTCGTCTTTAGTAATTCTACTAACTAACGAAACATCCGTATCATCGATTGATGAAGCAGCACCGGATATACCACCCATAAAAATAAAGAATTTTGTTACTTCATCTTTTGTTGGTTTTGCGGTAAATGATTTTATCTGATTTTTAATAGTCATATTTTATCCTTATGTGCATTCAGCACATCCTACAGTAGAACACGACAATAGATTAGTGTTAGGTGATTGTTGTCCCGGACTTGGTGTTCCTGCAACCGCATATGACAATTCAATAAATGAACCTATTGTCATATTTCCAAGAGTTTTTTGCGTAGAAGTCAATATATCTCTTCTGACACCGGGGTCCCACGCCGGCCAAATATGTTGAGGATAATAACCAGTTGTTCCCATCGGATCGCAGTAGTTTGAACAGCAATAGCATGTATAATTTGTTTGATCATCGCACAAATTTTCTTGATTATACAATGAGTACAGATTTGTACCAATTGATATGACTGGTGAGTTTGCTGGTGCTGATGTTATACCGGGGAACATGAGCAAATATCTTCCAATAACAGGCAGTTCTTCATAACTTACTGGAATGCTTCCATCATCATTTTCATCTGCACCAGTATCAACATCATCCAACGGAACATATTGTTCAAAGAAGCCCAACATACCAGCCGGATGTGTTCCTGCTAGTAGTGTATTTTTATAATTTATAGCCTGTTCTGTCGTTGCGTCTGATGTTAGAATATAAGAATATTCTTGCCAAAAATAATCATCTGGAAGAACTGCTTCATTTAATGCAGCACCAAATAAATTTGGTCTAGTGCTACTATATCCCACATTTCCAGCCAATACATCATTTTGTATTGGGTTATTTGGATCAAAGTTTTCTGGAAGATCTATTATATCAGTTGGAACTAAACTCCAAGAAAAATCAACATACTTACCGCCATTTAGTCTCATCAAATACTTTTTGGGATAATCTATATTGACATTTGTAACATTGTATAGAGTTTTGAGCAGATAACGATATGCTGGTTCTGTTCCTTTTGTGATTAAAAAGTCACTCTTGATGGATCTTATAAATGCTCTTACATATTGTTTGTCTGTTGCAGAAATTGATGGCAACGAAATGAATGGCGCATATGATTTAATATATTCGTCCAAGAAAGCATCTGGAACTCGGTCTATATCCAAAAGTTCTTCGATATCATATGGTGTTAGTTGAACATCTTCTTTCTTAAAGCCACAGTAAATCCAGTTATAATAACTCTTCAAAAAATCAATCAGATAATTTTCATTAGAATCTGTGCCATAATTTTGTTTAATCCAAAACGGAATTTGTGAGTCTGTTACTGAAGGTGCAACACAATAATTTTGCCCAACAGGATCTGTTCCTACAGTAAGGTTTTTGCTTATTACATCAGTTACATATCTTTGAAACGAAACAGCCTCATCCAATACTTCTTGGCTTGGTGTTGTTTGTGGTTTTTTAAGTAAAACTGTTGTTAGCATATTATACTGCTACTGGTGTTGTACCTGTTATGTTTAGTTTTAAGTAAACTTCATCTTGAGCGTTAACTATGGTTGTAGCTGCTGGTTTTACTTTAATATCAAATGAATCCGTTGATAAATTTGGGTATACAGATACCGTTCCCTGTGCGTAATTTACTTCACCCACAACTATCTCTAAATCTATACTTGCATCAGTTGAATCTTGTGGTATACCATACAGTTTGAGTTTTCCTATTGATGGTGGATTTGTTGCATTTGTATATAAAATAGGAATATCTCGTATTTGAACTGTTCCTTGTGGATAATACGAACTTGTAAATATAGAGGAAACAACTCCAATACCAGAAGTTGTATCTGTTCCTTTTTTGATGCTGTTTTTAAAGTTCAGCGTGGTGGTTCTAGTTGAAGGCAAAAGAGTATATTGCAAACTTAAATCTGTTATAGAAGTTACACTATAGCCAGCGTATGATTCTACTGTTGAATTTATATCACTGGTTTTTAAACTAGAATTGAATGAGCCGGTTGGATAATCACTGTTCAAATCGGATATCATTGAAGCAATGGCTGTGATTGGATCTGTTGTTGCTGTATTGTTATATTCTGTATTTAATACAAAATTAACAACCATTGCTTTTGGTGGAATGTACTCTGGTAAAATAGTAACAACTGATCTCTCTTTTATCTTTGCAATAGCGTCTTTGATTATTGCGTTGTCACCCGTTGCAATTCCATTAATGGTAAACAATAGTCTGCCATATATTGGTGGTGAATTTTCCTCACCACCCCATACATTAATATCAGTAAAACCCATTTGAGACAAGAAAGCATAATAATCCGACTTAGTAACTAGTCGTTGTTGTGCTGAGAATACGCTTGGTGCTACTCTTCGTGCTTCATCAAGATCTGGGGAATCCATTCCACCAGATGCTGGCTTAACATTTATGATTGAACTTCCGGTTGGAATAGTTACCGCAACAAAGGTAGATGCAGTATTTGCATTTGAACCATTTGAAGAAATGTATTGAATTTTAACTCTATCTCCAGCCACTAAATTGGCAGAAGAACTTGATGTGGTTTGGAATTTAACAATAAATCCTGCTGTGGTTCTTTCCAGACTATAAAGATTAGATGTTGGTTCTATGAATGATCCACTATATGTGTCTACTCTTGTCCAGTAACTATAGACTGCATCTGTTGTTCGTTGAACAGCAACTTTTAGTGTCTTTATGTCCATATTCAGATCAGGAATAAACACTCTCTGATCTGGAAAGTCGAAACCGTCCCCACCATAACTTAATTCGGTTTTTACACCTTCATACATGGTAAAATAGTCTGTTTCATTTGATGGTGCGGAAGAACCACCGACAGGAATAGAATCTATATTCCAAAACTGATACCGCAATCCCTCTGGGGTTACTCCAAACACACTAACTGTAAATGGATCTACAACTTGGGTATTAGTTACATTTCTTAATTTGATTCGCGTGGTAGCACTTGTTTTAGTTGGTAAAACATATCCTAACGGCTTAACTAAAGAGACAATAGATCTTTCTAGTTGTGCAGAGTCCAAAAAGGATTCATTAGAGATCATATTGGCAAAGTGAGCGTAATATAGAGTGTTATATGTCAACAAATCTAATAGAAAATTGACAGCAGAACCCTCGAAGTTAAGATCCTTTACGGTATCTTGCTTCTTTAGGTAATCAACCAAAGAAGTTCTTATGCTGTCAAAGTCTAGTTCTGATAGGTTAATTTGTGCCATATTTTTATACCGTTAGTACAAGTGTTTGGGTTGGGAAGTTTTGTTGACCATTATTTAACTTATACCGAATATTTATTTTGGCATCCGCTTCGCTTGTATCGCCAAGAGGATACAGAACTTCAACAGAATCTACTATTATTCTTGGTTCTATTTCTTCTAAGATTGTTTTTATATCCTTTTGTAAGAAGGCTATATCAATTGGTGAAGGGTTATCAAACAACAAATCTACTGTCTTTGTTCCAAAGTAATTATTAAATGGACGCTCACCGTTTCTGGTTAGTACAATATTCTTTATCGATTGAATAATCGAAGAATTGTTGGATACAAATGATATGTCTCCGGTATCCGTATTCTTTTTAAAGAAGATGTCTAAGTCTCTATATTTCATTGGTGCCTTATTGAGTATTTAGTTTCAATTTAGTGGCTCTGATATCATGATTTGTTGATTCTGAGTCTCTAATTAAAATTACATTCATGAGATGCTTTGTTCGTGCTATATCGTGGTTGATTGCAGACACTAACCATACCCCGCTATATCTCTTATTTCCCATATTCAGTTTTACTTTCATTCCGGGTCTTAGAGTGAAGTCACCGTTCAGTTTGACTGCAATCTTATTACTAATGATCTGCATCATCTGAGCATTTCTATACAATGGTCTTTCGGGTGGAGTATTCCAGAATGTGCAATATGTTTGAGAATACTTCAAGTAATCCAAGAACTTCTCACCAATACATGGACACTTGCAGTTTAATGGGTTCTTAGGATCTCCCCACACACAACCCAACCAATCTTCACCCAATACCTCTTCTATAAGGGTGCATTCTTTAATTTCTTCTTCTAGGTCTTTGAGTTCTTTGAATGTGGGTTCTGGTCCGGTTATTCCCATCGTCAATCGATCCGGGCGTAGTTCCTGACATGGACAGTTGCAGAGAGGATTATCATCTGGACACGAAGCATTGTCAGCCGGATTTGGGTTTGAGCATGGATAACCAGCACATGAAGAATTAATTTGAATGTTTTCTCTGGACATTACCACAAACTGAGCAGCAAAATTTCTGTCAAATGTGGAATCTTCGTCTTCTAATTCTGGTCCAACAATTCCGTATTCGGTTTCACCTGATATATCGTTTTTCCACACAGAAGCAGTCAACCCAGCCAGTTGTGGATGTTGCCATATGGCAGAACCATAGTAGTAACCATAGAATGCAGTCTCATCTTCTGGTTCCACTCTATCGTTTCTGTTTTTTAGATCCAGTTCAAAGAAAGCAAGCCAAGGAACACCTTTTGATTCGTTTGGATAATATGATATATTTGACTTAAAATAATCCGTGGATATGGGAAGTGGTTCTGCTTTTTCAGTTTGATAATAACCAAATACATTTCCGGGTATCAATATAGTTTCTAAATCTTTTTGTTGATTTACTTGATATGAAGTATATTCACCAGAACCTTGATTAGATGAATATATTGTTTTTTCTGGTTGAGTTGCAAAAGAATTTGTAAAATCTACTTTTTTTAATCCATTCTGAGAACTTGAACCAAAAGGTCGTAAATTGCTAATTTCAAAGTAAGATGTAGGTAAAGATAATGGATTGGTTCTAGTTACTGATTGTGCTAAATCATGATAAAAAATTTCAGATAAAGTTCCAAATCCATAAACATATCCATTAATAAAATTAGAAGAGTGCATTAAAGCATTTCCACTATTATCAAATTCTATTCGGTTTTTATCTGAATCGTTACTTTTATTTACGCCTGTAGTGGCTTCAACTAAAGTATTATAATAGAAAGAAGCACTATTAAATTCGTATGGACTAAAATATGCACTTTGATTAAAGATTTTTATATTGTTTCCATATCCGAGCGGATTTTCGGTTGTAAAACGATATGCGGAACTATCGAGATATGAATCTGTAGAATTATTTCCAAAAAATGTTCTTCTAGCATATCCTTTTTCAATTATATGATAATCTTTATTGTTAACCAGTGCTTTATTTTCTGGCTTTAGATTTTGTTTCTTTTTCTTTATTCTTTTTACTGCAACATCAAAACCATATGGATCTTGTCCTAAAACAGAAATATTGTAATCAACGGATTTAGTTCCAAATGGTCCGGCAGTTAGTAAAATATGATATGGTAAATAATATTCTGATCCCGGAGTATCGTAAAATCCTTTTGGAAAATCATATAAAGTATTTGTACCAATTGGTTTTTGGAATTCTACCCGCACAAAACTTTCGAGTTCTTCCAATATAGTTTCAATAGGTCTTTTAGGTTCTTCATTATCTGTTGGTGGTTGTATATCAATAAAATTTCTAGAATTTAAATAATCAATTGGATTAAAATCTTCAAACCTTTCAAGACCAAATGGCTGCAACACACAAATGCCCGGATCAAATTGTGACAGATATGAATTACCGTTATTATTAGTATAAACAGTGTCGTATTCAAATGTGTAACTTGTTACGATTTTATTTTGAAGATTGCACTGAATATTTTTTATTTGTGTTACTGTTAATACATTAGAATTAACTTCGGTAGTTACTGTCCAACCATCTGCTTCTAACTGAGGAATGTTTATCCTATTTAATTTGTCTGCTACTAGGTTAGATAAAACTTGATCTCTTTTTAACTTATTTGGATCTGTATTATTGAAAGAAACATTAGAAAATACAGTTCTTGTGCTAGAATCATTATAAGTTTGTGTGGCATTACAGTCATATTCCAATGTAAATGAATCAAACGGAACAAAATTAGTAACACTACTAGTATTTGTTGTAGTTTTTACTCTAAGTGTAATGTAATACAAAAATAGTTTGTAAGGATCAGAATCAAACGCAGAACCAGAATCCGGTCCACCGGCTGGATCGAATAAAGAGAACGCGGGATTTACCTGATAACCAATGTCAAAATTGTATCCCGAGTCATAATGTGGATGTTTTATCTTTGGATCAATAGTGCTGTCATTATTATAGAAAATTTCATAAGGATAATATGAAGTAGCACCGGCGGGAAATCCTTTAAAATCAGCAATGACTCCACTACCAAGTGAAGATGCTAATTGTGTTAATACAGATTTATGAGCCAGTTTTTCGTATTTGCTTCCACGAATTGGTACTCTAGTTATTGACTTGATGTTAAATAGATTCTTCTGAGAATTATCAGCAGTAAAACCAATTCTATTTGATATAAAGAATGCTTTTCTATTCTTATATTCCTCATATACTCTTGTGAAGTTTTCTTTTTCTGCGTTGATGATATCGGCCATTGAATCAAAATAGGGAGAATTTAATAGTTCTTGCCTATTTCTAATGGGATCATCGTAATACTTTGTTAAATAGTCTGCTTTCTTTTCTTGTGTACAGAAACATTCACGACCACCTTCCCCAGTATAGGCAAAAATATCAGATGGTTCGCAGAAGCCAAATTGTATGGTTTGATCTGGATCACAAATTTGAATTGCATTAGCAACTTGTTTTGCATTTTCTAATCTAGTAATTGAGTTTTGTATTGTTTCTTTTGCAATATCAATTCTCTTTAACTCTAGATCATACAGATATTTTGTTTGTATATCTGGTGTTTCTCGCAGATACATCAACTCACCAATTGTCTTATTGAATGGCTCACTTTCAAAATCATAACTTAAAGACAATCCGGCTGGGAACAGCGCAGATAGAGTAGATCCAGTTGCACCGCTATAATTTACCATATCGCTAAATGCACCGGCAGCCACAACACCATATTCTGGAGTAAATACTATATCTTCTAATGCAGTTGGATCTTGATACCGAGTATCACAGCAAATGCTGCAACGATATACTTTCCATTTTTCTTTTAGATTCTTCTTGTTTGCATATTCAATCTTTTTATCTTTGATTTTTTGTTTGATCTCTTTTTGAATCTTTTTACAAATCTCACCATCAAGATCTACCTGATCAAACATTGGTTGCCATGAAACCACTCCATCTCGGTTTGACAAAGTATAACCGTGATGTTCCCACTCAACCACCTTTTCTCTGTTGCTGTAACTTGGAGAAAAATAACCGGAAATGTTATCGTTTATGATATTAGCAACTGTTGGCTTTGTATCAACTTCCGAATCAAATATAGGATATTTTTCTACTTTTAGCCATTTATAGTAATCTCGGAAGTAATCATAACTAATTTCTTTGATTGAATGCGATTCATTATAATCAAGATATTCTCTATATGGTTGATCCCACTTTGGTTCAACCAAATAATATTTTGATGCTATAGCATTTGTTTCAAATAATCGTAAGAAATTGGCTTCTTGTATGGTTTCTAGGGTGTATATGTTTTTGGTTTGAGTAGGAATGTTAGTTGCTTGATATTCTCTCTCGGTTGGCTCTTTTAATAGAGATTCGATGCTTCTAAAGTTCCATCTGTCAAGATCTTGCCAAAACAAGAAATTGCATGCGTTTGGATTTTCCTCACCAACTGCATATTCTGCTAAAAACTGCATCAATTGTGATGCTTTAATTGGCCGTGTTAATTTACCCCACGGATACAGAGATTGGTTCTGTTTGTACCAGATCCAGTTTCCCGTTGGCTCAATAAACATCTCCTTTTGTGTCGTGTCTGTATTAGTTTTTCCTGTTTTGAAAAACTGATTGTTGATCATATTAACAAGACCAACTGGGGTGTCTTGATTTGATGTTTTGGATGCAATTTTTGTGATAATATCTGCGCCAGTTAAACCAGCCAATTCTGTAAACTCTCTATAAGTCAACAAATAATGCTCATATGAGCAGAATTGTATTTCTAATTTTATGTTACTAACATTTACATCTTCTTTGATTCTGTTGTTTGCAATTTGATCATCTGTTGCGCGTACATTGTAAATTTTAAATCGTAAAGACTTATATGAATTTGGAATTTCTGGATTTTCCATTTTCACAATTAAATCTTCAAAACCACTAAAGTTTATTTGTTCCATAGTGGAGTTCAAATCACGAATCATTAGTTTACCAACAATAGACGCTTCAAATAAACCTTCAACCATTTCCATTGAAACATAAGAAAGGCTTGATGCATAAGGTATAATTTGATAAACTTCCCCGGAAGAGCCGAGAATTTTTATTTCATAAATTTTTAGATTATAAATGTCCTGTACGATTTGATCAGTTTTTGCCATATTCAACCAGTTCTAAAAATTGTATTTGCTGTCACTGTTGGATCACTAAACATCATTTTTGCTTTGTCTTCTAATAATGGAACGACTGTTGTGTTAATTATATTTAACTTGATTTTTTCGCCGTATTCATCCAACAATCTTTGTTCATTTGTATATACTCGAACATCGTTTACAGTTTGATTATTTACAATGTTGTATATCAGACTAGTATCAAAATTTGTTTTGTCATCATCCGTGCAGGTATCTATTTGTATTTCTGACTCTGATACTGTTTGACTTGTTACAGTTAAGAAAGGATTCAACACATTATTATAACTTCCATAAATTGCACTTGGTGCTTGTAGATATGGTTTAAAACCAAAACAATTAAATGCTTGACTTGGTTCTGTGGTAGTCGAGCAGTATGTGTTTAGATCTGTTGTGCTGCCATCAGAGTATATTCTTTTTATAGTAAATGTGAGCGACGAAAGATCTGTAGTTGGTAGATTGAAATTTTCTTTAATTACTAGTTCTTTATAGAATGGATTCCACGACTCAATCACACCATAAGATGTATCATTTAAATACAAGATATCATTTGGGATGATGTCTGCATTCTCATACATGTAATACACTAATTTTCCAGAATACTTATCTAGTTCTTCTCCAAAACCGGCTTGTGATTTTGGCCAGTCTGTGTTTACATCATAAACATTATTGGCAAGCATGAGAAGCCAATAATAATCAAATGTTCCATACTTTTGAAAAGATAGCCGATCCGGTGTTAAGACAGTATCGCTGCTCTCTTCATAATACAGTTCAGTACTTTTAAAGAAGTTTTTGTTCAACCCTACTCGCGTGAATATATCAGCAACTGTATATTCTCCCGAAGAGAATGTGTATTTTATGGTTGGTATGAGATCGAAGTATATCATTTTAGATTATTGTGTCAAAGCCAGCAGAGGATCTGCTAAACAAACCAGGACCTTTATATGACGAATATGCTGGTTCAATTTCAGAAAAAGAAAGACTGATATCCAACCCCAAGAAATAATTATTAGTTGTCAGTACAGGAGCAGTAGTATCCATTCTATTGACAGAACAATTTACTAAAACACACGGTTGAATGTGATTTTTAAGAACAGATGATTTATCTGATCCAGAACTTGGAACTATTTGAATTTTCCACATTGGGGGTGGGGTTGCTTTATTCAGTGTTCTTGTTTCTAGATGCGGATATAGACCAGTTTGAAATGAGTCTGCGATGTAATCTAGATTTTCTGCATCCACCGCATTTTTTGCATAGAGAGAGAAGGCAAAAGCATGAACTCTTTTTGCAACATTTTTAAACATTAAATCACTGTGTGATATGTCTTGTAATGCTGCACCTTTTAGTCCACCCATAAAATTTATAGCATTGTTTATGCTAACACCGCCTGGACCTATTGGTAAGTTTGTTCCTATTGCCATGAGTTTACCAATACCACCACCAGTAAATACATCACGGATTCCTTGTCCGATCATTTCTGTACCACTTGGTTCTACATCTTCGTAGTTTGCGGAGTTTGGACTGCTATAGCGTTGCAGTGGTAAAATAATAGCACCACTTGCACCTACGGTTTTAGGTTGCACTCTACCATTTGGCAAAGTTGTAAAGTTTTGTGGTGCAAATTTAACCCAAACAGCAACTTGTCTCTGATATCTACTAGTGGAGGGAAATGTAACATCAGCGGGTAGAGGCATTTAAGTTCCTATGGCGTATAAGAGTAAGTATAAACCAAAAAATCCACACAAATATGTTGGCAACCCAGACAACATAATATGTAGATCACTGTGGGAACGAACATTCTGTAAGTATTTAGACGAAAATACGAATGTTATTCGTTGGTCAAGTGAAGAACTTCAGATCCCATACATCTCACCAGTTGATAACAGACCTCACATGTATTATCCTGATTTCTTATTCGAAATAAAAAAAGAATCTGATGTTGAAACTTTGGTGGTAGAGATAAAACCAGAAAAGCAAACAAAAGAACCAATTCGTGGAAACAAAAGTAGTAGAACTTTCCTGACCGAAAGCCTACAATATCAGATAAATAAATCTAAGTGGGATTCTGCCAAACAATTCTGTTCGAAACAGGGGTGGAAGTTCGTGGTTTTGACTGAAAATAACATGTTCAAAGGAAAAACTTAATGTCATCACCGCTATACTCGGGTACGCCCGGTGGAATCATGGAATATATTTCCCAACAAAAGGGAATACAACTATCCACCAAATTTAGAGTAACAGTTACAAAACCAAATTCAACTCCTGTAGAATTTTTGTGCGACATGGCTCAAGTTCCCTCTCGCAAAATTAGAGCATATAATGATTTTATGTCAGGTGCAGCAGCACCAATTGGTATTCCATACGGTATAGATTATAACAGCAATGTCTTTCAGTTTGTGACAGAAGAATCATGGATAAGTAGAAGGTATTTTGAAGATTGGCAATCTGCGTTTTTTAAAGATTCCGATGGAAATTCAAATGAGTACTTCAATAAAGTAGAATTCTTGGAAAATGTGGCAGGAAAAATAGTAATTACAGCATTATCGGTTGGAGGTCCTGCCGGAAATCCAACAATTAATGCTAATGTTACTCTCTATGATTGTATTCCGCTAGAAATAGTTCCAGTTAAGTTTGATGATGCTGCATTTAATACACCACTCCGGTTCATGGTGAATATGTTTTATGCAAGATCTTACTGGTCTTAATGATAATAAATAATTTTGAGGAAACTTAATTATGCTTAAAGAATTATTGATTGAAAAGACACCAAAATATACTGAAATTTTACCATGCAGTCAAAAACGAGTCACCTATAGACCATTTGTGGTTCGTGAAGAAAAGAATTTGATGATCGCAAAGGAAACTTCGTCATTTGAAAACTTAATGACGACTGTTCAAGAGGTAATAAACTCTTGCACAACTGGAATTCCAGAAGACGACTGCAAAACTCTACCATTTTGTGATTTAGAATACCTTTTTCTAAAGATAAGAGAAAAATCACTCGGAGAAGTGGTAGATTGCATCATCACATGTCCAGTTACGGGTGAAAGAATACCAACAAAGATAGATTTACAGAAAACAAAGATATCAAACAAAAAAATAAACAACAAAGTAAAACTTGATGCTTCAATTTCTGTAGTGATGCAACAGCCAACCCTCGAAACTTACTTAAAACTTAATAAGTTTCAAATTAAGGAAGAAGAAGACGGGGTTATTGAACTTCTGGCTCTTTGTGTTAAGGAAATTCAGGCTGGAGATGAGACTTATTATGCAAAAGATGTACAAGAACAAGAAATTACTCAATTCATCGAGTCTTTAACAACAAAACAATTTAAAAGCCTACTGGGATTCCTAAAAGAAATACCAACAATCGAACAAAACATAGATTATGTCACCAGTGATGGAACAAAACGCAATCTAACCTTACGAGGATTTACCGATTTTTTAGAATTATTCTTGGTTATGCAGATTTAAGTGCGCTTTTTAAGATAAATTTCCAAATTTTCTTTGAACATAAAGTACCTTTAGATCAAGTTGAAAGAATGATACCGTGGGAAAGGAACCTTTTTGTTGACATGATGAGAAAGCACATAGATGATCTGAACGAAAAATTAGGTAACTAAGAAAAAACTATGAAAACGACTCATCAAAAACAAATAAAAACCTTCCTGAAGAAAGAAGCAGATAAAATTTATCTTCCATTTTTAAAATCATTCTCAAAAAGTGGAAAAGTTGCTCAAGTTTTTCAAAAAATGATTGATGTTTTGCCAACCATAAAGAAGGCGAAATCAAAAAACGGAGAAGATACTGCAAAATCAAAACTTGCAATTCAACAATCTGCTCCAATAACCAAAATAAAATCACCATTAGTTCTAAAACCATCTCAAACTTTTGTAAAATTACCACAAAAGGATAAAGAAACACTTGTTGATTTGACTGTTAGCAGAAAAATTAGAAATAAATTAGAAAATCCAGCCAAAAATGAATATGTTTTAACCGTTCCAGCATATGCTGGTGGTAAAAATGTATTTTCTTCATTAAAAAATGCCATAACTGATACAAAAGCAGCAATAGGATCAAAAATTAAACCAGTAATATCATCTGAGAAGGAAACTGGTAAAATCACTACCGCTAAATTAGAACCAAACACTACTATGGCCGGTGGTTCTGAAGGCGCAAAAATAACAGTGATTGGAGATCAAGCAAAAGAAGCATCCTTAGTCGGAGAAAAACCCGGAGAAGTTGAAGCAATTACAAAAACCGCTGTTCTTCCCGAAAAGAAAGTCGAAGATATTACTGCTTCTGCAAAAGAACAACAAGAAAATGCAGCAACTCCAGAAGAAGCAGGATCTGGTGCAAAACGCAGCGGAGAAGCATTAGTGGATATTGCCACAACTGCGCTCTCATTTGTGCCTGGTCTTGGAGCCGTTGGTGGTGCATTAAAAGGTCTTAAAGGACTCGGTGCTGTCGGAAAGATGGCTGGTATGGCAAAAGGAATGGGTGGTGGTTCTCCTCTATCTGCTATGTCTAAAGGTGGTGGGGGAGGATTGGGTGGTGTTTTAGGAGCAGCAGGGGGTGGTGGAGGAGGAATTGCTGGAGCATTGGGAGCAGCAGGGGGAGGTGGAGGAGCAATGGGTGGTGCTTTAGGAGCAGCAGGAGGAGTATTAGGTGGACTCGCCGGTGCAGCAGCCATGACAAATCCTGTTGGTATGGCACTAGCCGCTGCTCCGGCTGTTGGTGAAGCGGTTGGTGGATTGGCATCTGGAATTGGATCAGCCGTTGGTGGTATTGCTTCGGCATATGGAAACATCGGTGGTGCATTGATTGGTGGACTATTTGGAAACAATAATAAAGAAAAAGAATCCAAACCAATTATTGTTCAAGGTAATGGAGCAGCACCACTGTCAGTTACGAATATCACATATCAATACGACATTTATCGAAAGACAGCAGACGATTCGTTCATGCTGCCAAACTATAGAAGAGAATACGGTTAAATGAAAAAACCCCCATCTCTGGGGGTTTCTTCTTTACTCATCAGCCAACTTTTGGAAGTAGGAGAGGCTATCCATTTCCTCGCCCGGCTCATCGGTTGGAGCCGGTTCCTTCTTCTTTGGTGGTGACTTGCTGCGACTGGGAGCATCAAAAGGGTTCGGGGTCTCCTCATCCTCGGCGCGAGTCTGATTCTCCATTACACTTGAACGGATATCATCGCCTAGGGTGCTATACAACTTGGTCTTGAGATCACCATATTCCTTGAAGTTCTTTGGAGCAACAAACTCTTGGAGAGAATATTGCTTGTTCCACAGAGCCTCCAACTTGGCATCATCTCCACCAAACAGCGGTGAGGCTGGAGCAAACTCAGACTTATCGTAGTTGGTGTAACCCGCAACCTTGCGAATCTTCAACTTGAAGTCTGCGCCAGTCCAGAAATTAAACGGATCGATTGCAGCCTCATCCTTGAACTCAGGATACATGGCTTCCTTGATCTTGTCGAAGATCTTAACTCCGTACTTGAACAGGAACACCTTACCTTCGTTCTGAGGATTGGCTTCATCCTTGATAACAAGGATATTAGAAACATAAGTCAACTTACGCTTGCGCTCACGGGCAATGTTCTTGTCAGACTCAATCCCGCTGTTCCATAGTTCGTTGTTCAGTTCACAAACAGGGCACTTACCACCGTTAGTCGTGAGACAGTTCTCAATGAACCAACCAGACTTGCCTTGGAATGCGTGAGAGTAAACCTTAACGAAGGGTAGTTCTTCGTCCTTTGGTGCTGCAAGGAAACGAATAACGGCGTAACCATTACCAGACTTATCTGGCTCAGGACGCCACAAACGATCATCCTTATAATCCTTCTTACCATCAAGACTTTCTAGAGCCTTGGTAAGATCGCTGATGCTTGTCTTTGCCTTCTTCTTAAAATCGCTAAATGACATACTTTTCCTTTATGGGATCTACCCACGATTGATGTTAAAGACGGGAACTACCCGCCACGAACATGATATGTATTATATCAGGAGTTCGTTAAATTGGAAGTCTATTTTTGTTTTTTGGTAGAAGATTGATCTGCCGTCCTTCTTCTTGAATCTTCTCTACAATGGGCTTTGTAAGATACTTGGCTGCTGCTTCTGGCTCAATTTTCATATCTTCGGTGACGGCTAACACGGCATCAAGATAACTACCGTTCCACTGTTTAACATGATTTTCTACTCGTTTACAAAATTGTTGTTGCTTTTCTAGATCAAATAACATTTTTAGTCCTAATTCTATAGTTATACATACTTTTACTTAACGGAGATCTTTAATGGCAGACACTACACCAGACCTACCAATTGATATTTCAGGAAACACTGCGAGTATAGCAACAGACTACCTTTATGTCAATGGTGTATCCGCAGCAGCAGCACATGCCCAACTTGTGAAAATAATGTGGGGAACTAGCGGAGAAGCATATCGTGTTTCTCAAAGCACACCACTTCCTGTTAATATTTATTCAACCAACCCAAGTACACTTTTGGGTATTACTGGCACCATCTCTGGTTCTGTTACTGTTTCAAATACTGGAACAACTGGAAGTTTTGTGTATGTTAAAGGAAGTACTGGTTATCAACTACCAATCACTGGCAATGTTCAAGGTGTAACTAATGGTGTTCCAGTTGGAATAACAGGAACCGTTAGCATAGCACAGCCAATAATCGTAGGTGGAGCCGGATCTGCTGGTATCACCATTCAACCAGTAGCAATTACTGGTGGTAGATATCTAAGTTCAACCACAGACACCGTTAGTGTTACTGGTTCTGTTTCTATCAGTGGTGGTAGATATCTAAACGCAGTTACTGATACAGTATCTGTTCTGGGATCTGATCTTGGTGGTAAAGTTCTAACCAAGATGTATGATTCTTCTGGTGCTACATTAAATTCAACATCAAATGCGTTGAATGTTTATCTAACTAATGCAGGGTTTACTGCAACAGTAAATATTGGTGCAGTTGTTGGTGTAACAAATAGCGCATCTGGTCCACTTTATGTTGTTGGTGTTACAAATGGTTATCCAGTAACAGTAAAGGGTGAAAATGGAAATGCAGTTGAAGTAACTGCAACAACTCCACTAAATGTAAATGTAAGCAACGAAGTAAACATTGATGATGCAGCAATCGTAAACGCTCTTACTCTTGATACAAATCCACTGATCGGAAAACTAACAACGATCAATACAAACACTGCTGTTCTATCTTCAATTAAGACAGACATTACTAATGGTAATCTCAGAGCAAAAATCTCAGAAATCACCAGACCAAAGACTGTTTCAAGCGGTTCAAAGAACATCACTCCTTCAACCACACAAGTTGCAACAAATGTTCCGCTACTTGTTGGTGTAACTATTAAAGCAAGCAGTGCAAACACTGATATAATCTATATCGGTGGTGCTAATCTTCTAACAAATTCAACTGATGGTTATCCTCTAGAAGCCGGAGAAAGCCTATACATCGAATGCAGCAATGTAAATTCATTATATGCTAGATCAGTAACTGGTACACAAACACTAAGTTACATCGGTTCATAATATGTCTGGATTAAGAAGAAACACCAAACGAACATTCACGCAGAAAGACACAAGATCATTTTATCTTGCTGCCAATGATATGTTCTTTGGTTTGGTGTTCGCTTCTACTCAAAATTATTACTACAAAATCAATAGAACCTTAGTTAGTAAGCCATCTATTCTTTTGTATGATAATCAGACTAAAGTAATAATTGATTATAGTAATTCTAGAAATGCTGATGACTTATCTTTTGTGTCTTCTTTTTTTAATTCATTACAGTCTGGAATGACTTTTTCGATCTCTAGCGCAACTTACCTTGAAGATGGACCAAATGTAAAGGCAAATCTATCAGGAATCTATACATTTAAATCATTCGAACAGGGAAAGATAGTCCGTGGTGATATAGTTTCAACAACTACACTAAGCACTAAAAAAGATTCATACTATTCAAAGTTTTTTACAGATACGCCACAAATTGCAAAAGCATCAGGCTCAGTATCTTCTGTGCAGCAGAGAAAAAACATAATCAAAAATACATTATCAAGTGGAATGTATTCTTTCAAGAGATTAGGTGTTCGTATTGGAGATTACATTGATTTCTCTGGCACAGAAAATAACCAATGGAAAAAAGTTAAAGTATTAGATCTATTTACTGACACTGATGGCTTTGAGGTAATAGAAGTAGACACGGATATAACAGACGAAGACTTAGTTGGTGAACCAGTTTTAGTTAATTTATATCTTGAAGGCGAATCTGATACTAATGTTGATGGAAATGATAAGACATATGGAACTTGTTTACTAAGATTTAACACTACAACTACATCATGCATCCCGTGTCAAAACTCATTTTTGTGCGACAAAAGAACAAAACAACTGAAGGCATTATCTTCGATCTATACAGAAAATACAACTTGTGAAGATTCAGATATTCAAACCATTGCTAATACTTTAAGTTCATTAGTAACAGGAATAACTGGAAACCCAGAACTAACTGTAAACACTATTTCTGTTGTAGACAATTTACAAGCAGTAACATCAGTCAGACCCAAAACTACTTTTGAAACAATAACAGTAAAAGTAGAAAACAAAAAGATAACACAAAATGGCATAGTTCTAACAGACTATTCTCTTGGATTCAATACATCATTTAAAGTATTATTAAGCGATCCAACATTCTCTGGATATTCTATGTTGTTTTCTTCGACAGATCCGGCAAAAGGTATAACTGAAATAACAGATAATGTTATAAAAAGTGGATTACCCGGTTCTTCTAGTTCGTACATTGCAATACAGTCTGGAACAACTACCAAGACAGTATATGTTACTTCGTCGGACAAGAAAATAGGCTTCAAAGTAACTATTAAATAAAAAACCCGCTTATTCAGCGGGCTCGGTTGGAGACTCGTTGCGCTCTCCGTAGGTTTTCTTTGTCACCGGAATCAACCATTACGAGTTCCGGTGCAGTCTTGTGATACCAATCCATAAAACCGACCAGGGGTTTAGCATCAGAACACTTTACGCACTTTGTTGCATAAGGTAGTGCTTCTAGACGAGCCGCTGGAATCTCACAGCCGCAAGTTTGACAGTTCATACTTCCTTCTCCACACACTTGACGAGTTTGCGTTGAATGGCGTAAGTACCATCAAGATGCATACGCCGTTGCTTGATGATTTGCTTACCCATACCACGCTTTGCGATTTGGTGTGTTACTTGTTTGCGGAAAGCATTACCCTCCGCTTCTGCTTCCATA